CAGTAGTGTTTTTTGACTCGGCAAGTGGTACATTTAAAGCAGATCAAACTCGCACCGTTGAAAATCTTGTAGACGGAGGAAACTTCTAACATGGCAAACACCTTAAGAATTAAAAGATCTACTGGATCGTCAGCACCCACCTCACTAGCCAATGCGGAACTAGCGTTTACGGAAGGAACCGAAACCCTGTTTATTGGTAAGGGAACTGGTGGTGCTGGAGGATCAGCAACAAGCATTATAAAAATTGGTGGTAAAGG